CCTTCTCGCATTAAAACTCCGGAGCGCATTGCGCCATCCATGAAAACTACGAGGGGACTCGCCATCTAAGGCAAACTATATAATCGAAAGGTGTATACTTCTCGCGTATACTGCTATTTTACAATCTATGTATATATATGTATGAATATGTAAGTAAATGTACATGTGTGAATATGTATATATATATATAAATTTATATATTAAGATATAAGAACAATCGGTGTACAAACAAAACAGCTCAAACTGTAATCTTCATGCGCGCTACAACCAATTGTATAACCAGTTTCTGCTGGACTATTACAACTCAATTTATAGTACATGTCAAATTCGCTTCTCCCAGTTTGTCTACCTGGATTAAATCTATATCTACTATACCAAGGGATTATGATCTCAAATATACCAGTAAATGCATTGATATCTAATTCATAACCCATAGATAGATTGGGGACGGTAAGAGTGGTGGCTGTATTAAAATTTTCTGTCGCAGTCGTTTGGAAAACTTCAGTTGGCAATCTTTGGTAACTAAACACTAAATCAGAATTTGCGTGTCTAGTTAGTGGTACAATCGAATGTAAATAAGAACCTCTCTTACCTAAATAGGCTCTTTCCACCCAAGCAAATAAGCTCGTTATGGGTGTTACATCATAATTAACATCACTAATTGTTTCTTGTTTATCAGGTCCAGAACATATAACAATAGACGATCTACCTGCTAATTTCTTTCTATGTTTAGCGATGGCATGTGTTCTTTTAAGTACTGTTCTCCAACTAGCTATTTGTTCGCCAAAGAAAACTTTATTAGCTTCGCTATCCATAGTAGCACCACAATCCATAGTCATATTCTCTATGACACCAGCTCCTCCATTAGAATTTGCCTGTTCAATACCTTGTGGGCCAAATTCTGAGAAATAAGTCAAACCTCCACCATAGAAAGTACCTCCTAAAGGTGTCACAGTTAATGTATCACTAGTTATATTAGGAATATGTATCCACTTAGCAGTCGTGCTAGCCGGTGGTACAGTTCCAGGGTATGTACCGTTGTATGAAATACCGTTGATTACACACGGTGAGTAAATGACCATACTAACCATAGTTCCTAATTTAACACCTTGTAATTTGATAGTAAACGGAGCACCTCCAGAAACATTATATTGAAACAAACCATTGCTACCAGCTCTCGTTCCAACTATTTGTCGTACCTCATCACCTGATTTGAAAGTCTTAGTAAGACTAGAGGGGAGTTGATTAGTAATGCTCTTCACCCATAATCGTGATCCGACAGTATTAGTGGTTACTATAGATACTTTCTGCCAACCAGTTCCACCACCAGGCGTCTGGAATTGTACTATACCCGTCCCTCCAATATTATTAGCTGGGAAATTGATCGTGTTAGTAACTCCATTCACTGTGATAGAGAACGTACCAGCATTGGCTGATGGATTTTCAAGTTCTAATTCCTGTGTATTGCTAGTACCATTAGCATAATATAAGTATTCATAAGTAGCACTACCGTCTACTAACATGCGCTGTTCATATCCATTAAGCGATGGGTTGCCAGTTAATCTCCAATTATCATATCCAGCAGGATAAGATTCATATAACACACTACCTGCACTAGCTGTGCTCCTAGACACAGGATCATTAGGACTACCTGGATTAGGTGGTGTATAATATGGTGGTAACAAATCTGCTGGGACAACTGATCCATAGAATGCCTTGTTAACTGATCGCGTGATATCTAACTCACAGAATTCAGTATCACTATCTGGTTGACAATAAACATTAAATGATATGGTCGCCTCTTCTTCATTGGGACTAGATAACGAATTAATAACATAGACTGCTATGACACCGTTAAAGAAATCTGGAATCGAATTAGTGTATGCGTCTTTAGAAAAGTTCTTATCAGTGCTAGATAGAGGTGACGTCAAAAGATATGACGTATTTTGACCCCATCTAATGGTGATTTCTTCATCAGTTTCAGACGATACATCTATAATCCTACTATATGCAGTGTTATATATTGTACTCTTACCAGCAATATAGAGTGGATCCCACACTATTCTAATCCTGGCTCGATGCATTGGTGAACACACAGCTTGAAATCTATATTTCATAGACCCTCGCCAATATTTAAACGCAGAACCTACCCATGCGGAAGGTGTCATATGTACCTCATCATCGTATATATCGTAGTTGATAGGTGACACTCTCGAATTCCACAATATTGTACCATTACTTTGACTAGAATTCATATCGAACTGACATAAGAAACATTCTTTAGTTACTAAGTGACTAAATGCCATCTCATCAATACCATCAATTCCTACAACTCTGGGATCTACAGTTATTTCTTTGTGAGCATCTAATGCTAAATTCTTAGCAAACCTATTCGTATTAGTAGATGATAGCCAAGAGTGAAATCGTACCACTACACTATCCTTTGCTATTACCAACGGTCTAGAAAATCCTAATATATAATTTAACCCCATAGCTATTTTCATAGCCATCTCACTACCAGTTGCTAACGCATTTATATAAGAGCTTGCGTAACTCCTGACAGCAGATATCTTATTATGTACACGATCTAGTTTTTCTTCAACACCCTGTGGTTGTAATCCGGTCGGTAAGACAGTCGTGGGTGTAGAAAACTGTGATTCCGCTAACCATGCATAAGCTACCACATGCACTGGTTGCGTTCCATTATTAACGTGTCGTAAACTATTTAATGCGACAATGTTAATATTACCGAGTGTCCTATACTCACCCCCTGTGATATCTATACTATTTTTCTTATGTATAAACGGACACTCTAAGACCCCACCTTTACTAGTATTTGCATCTAGTAACACATGGGGCCTTTGGCTCCCTTCTATTACATCTTGAATAACACCTTGTCTACAAATGGTTAAATTGTCCACGTCTGGGAATGGTGTATACATAGCAATTAACTTGCCGTAATAGAAAATATTTGCTGATAAGGAAAACTCAACGTGCAGTTTCCCTCTAAAATTTTTAAAATGAGCCAATCTGTTCATAACCCTAGGATCCTCGAGAAATAAACTCCAAGGATCTAGCGTTACAAAAGGAGCTACTCCGAGCTCCCAGTAAAAATCCAAGATCTTAACAGGACGTCTAAGAAATCCATCTATTGATAGATTATCTGACGTTTCGTCACCTATTTGATCTATGCGATATGAGTATCCGCTCACATCGCCTGGTTGGTCGTGCTGAATCTGTACTATATCATGTGAGGCATCAGCACTTTGCTTCCCCACAGACAGGTTAACTTCTAAATCTTTGTTAGTCCTCCTTATATAGAATTGGCGCGTCCTCGGACTTATGACGCGCCATCTGTGTTGCTCTATAAGGTAGACTAAAGCCTCTAACGCATTTGAGCACTGCGTCATGGTAATCAGTTAGTCTAGATGTTTGTGTAATGGACGTGGTACACAGACTCCATACCGGTTTCCTCCGGGTTTCATCAATGTGTGTATAAGGGACTTCCACACATTCGGTTGACATTAGTATGCCTTCCAAAAAGTTTTTCCTACCTTCCTCTTCCCAATTTACGTCTTTGGATGGGTCAGGTCTATCACAATAGTACGCCTCATAAAAAATATCCCACCATTCATCATACGATCTATTGATTAAAGGAACACTATCTATAAGCATGCAATCTTCATCGTTCAATACTTTGCGTAAAATTTCTCTATTTTCTTCGAACACTTCTCTATCGTGGAACGCAAAGGAACGTAATGCGTTTGTAACGTTGTCACACCAGATATTAACTTCGTTCTCATCTGATTTCTTGTGACACTGTAAAGACCTCCAAATACTATCATGGTCGAGAGGTGCAACACAAATCTCTTTTCCTTTAAGCGTTTTATATCTGAATTTCCGCTTACATAGGACGAGATCTTCCATAGTGCTAAACTCGTCGGGCACGATACTTTTCTTCCCATCAGTGAATTTCATGTTATGACGTTCCCAGAAATGTTGCAGATATTGTTGGTTAAACCATCTTAACTTGGTGCCTATAGCTGAATCATCTCCCACATAACCCGCTCGTATATGTTTACAGAATGCGTCAATCGCTAATTCAATCTCCTTCTTTGAAGGTTTAAACCATTTATACTCACCTTCTATCCGCTTATATTCATGTTCATAGTATGCCACACGCATACCAATACCAATAAAAGCAGCATTCAAGAAAACAGTCAATAAGTTACCTGATGTGTTCACTGAATCTAAAGCGAAGATGGCTCCATTATAAAAGAACAGAGTGGTGGCCAAATCACGAGTGATAGTACGAACGGCAATTTGATCTTCTTCAGAATAACCTAATTTTTTGGCTATGGCTGTTATTAAATCTCCAACCTCTCTGATCATATAACCAGTGATATTCTGATCTAGCTTTGAGAAATCACCATCAAAAACTCCAACTGGCCTGCCATCATCGACATCTCGCCATGAAATGTAATCAGCGATTTGTTTCCATTCATCACCAAATATGTGAACATTTTGGTATTGCTCACTATCTAATGGTAAAGCGTTCATCACGTGTAGTATAGGAGCTAGTAGAACTTTTGATGCTAAAAATACTGACATTTGATATACGTTGAAAACTCTAATTTTCTTCTTACCACTAATCTCCATTTTGGTCACGGCTTGGTCTTTGAGAGCCGTCTTCACTGGAGACAGTGTTAGCTGACCCGATCTCCAACTATTTAGAACTCTATAAAAATCACGTTCCACATAGTCAGTCATAGAAAGATACCCATTTTCATCACGCAAAAGGTGTTCTATTTTAGTGCCTGCTAATAATAATCCACTACTCGTATCAGTATTAATTCTGCGAATAAATCTACTCCCAGGTATGCCATTTAGAGCTACTTTTATATCAATAGGATTATTAAAAAACGGGTTGACACCAGAATTAGTAACTCGATCCATAGCGGAGAACAACTGATTCAAGTAATCATTCTTGGCCCATATAACAGCGCTCCGATCAAACGATGAAGCAGGATCAATAGCATAACTCAGATAAGCTGCATGATCACGATTTGAATTATGTCTTGGCGGTTCAACTTTGGTAACTACACCATGTCTCTCTAACGCTTTCACATAAGGATAATACACTATCTCAGTTTTAGGTGATGAACGAACTTGATCACAGGAACCGAAAACACTCATATCTAGATTAACTCTTTTGAGATTGGTTAGTGTCCCATCTGGTTGGGTGACAACGCAGTCTTCTGAGGGTAGAAAATTCACGCAATCTCTAGGATGGAGATAAGGGTTAATCACCATTTGATCATCATCATTCTTGATCATCTTCATACTAGGTAATACTTCTTTGTACACGAATTCCTTTCTTGATTCATAAAGACCTTCAGGTTTCATAATATCTTTATCTGGATAATCGTCTCTACCGAATGCTAAGGCAAACCCTGAGCCACTACCTGTTCCGCCAACGTGAAAACCAATTATCAAACCAGTATTCTTGTCCACTAGAGGAGACATGCAATCCCCATTCTGGGATACAAATCCATTCGGGAAAGTATAAGCCCAACCATATCCGCTCTCTTCCTGATTACTCAGGTTAGCGTATGTGCATAACATATGATGTTCTATAATCTCATTGGTTTGTCTATTAGCACTATCTCTCCCAAAAGTGTATAGTATAGCACTACACTGTGCACCTAACTGCTGACGAATATTCTTTTCTTGTATAACTAGACCATTCTCTTTCACACCGAATGCGTGATTCAAATGTATTGCTACAAATCTCCCACCAGCTATTGGCGTATGATTAATACACTGTGTATCCATCCGATCAAAATCATAAGATTGAACCCCGCTATATTTAAACTGGAATGTATCCTCACCATTATTCATCACCTTCATATTCTTAAAAGTGTGATTGACCACAATAGCAGTCATAGGTGTGATATTAAACATAGCTCCTGATAGAGATGAACCTCTCATATCATTTTCCATTCGGAATCTAGCCATCCCACGTTTTACATAGGAAATCCTTGTCTCAGCATCCATAGTTCTCTGTTTATCATGAGCTATAAAAGGTATCAACTTAATGGTATGCTTAGCCCATTGATTTTTCTCTTGTTCTCGTTCTATTACATCAGTTGCTGACTTAGGTTGCATATTACCTTGTGGTGCTAATCCATTGTATGCATTTCTAATAAACGTACCTAACGTATAAACAGATAAAGCAGCTGCTCCAAAGTGCATTAGAGATATGTCAGAAAAGGGTCTATAAGATCTAGCTAGAGCTATCCCTGCACCAATTTCCTGTCTCACCCTCAATCTCATATATTCAATACAACCTATCAAGAAGTATTGATAAGTCTTAAACATACAGACACTCATCATAGCTACATACATGGTCATCACCACCGGACTCTTCCTCAAAGTATAGGCTGGAATAAACTGGAGCAACAATATTGCTATTGACAATAACAAATATGCTAGAGTTTTAGGTCTGGTAGTAGCGAACAATGACATCCTAGCAAAATAATGGAAAATAGCAACTACTATACCCAATAACATCAAATGTATCCTCCTAGGTTCTAAAGTGTCTAGAACATCTTGAGTAAATCTAGTCGTTGCAAATTCACAAAATTGTACTATTCCTGGTTCCACGTAACCGCGCGTTAAGTAACTAATAATATTCTCAGGATTGAGGTCAGGTTTCTTGTCGCGTCCGATAATCATATCAACTATATCTTTATTAAGCTTCTTCACGTCACTCAGAGTGCCTTGTAATCTCTTACGATTTCGCTCTTTCCTCTTGTTAATTGCTTCCAAGAATTGTTTACCAGCTGCACTCTGCACTGCATCGTCAATTGATCCATTATTATTACTATCAGGCGGATCTGGACTAATGGGGGTTTTATCACAAGGATCATCCCCGGGCTTGTCCGGTGGCTTCACACCATTTCTAGTACATGAACACCAATCAGGACTATCTAAGCAACCACAAACTTTACACTTAGGCAAATTAGCATGAGATCTCACTGTTTCCAATAATTCCTCTTGAACCTCAAGATTATTAAGATGCAACATAGTTAAAATTCGAGTCATATGACTACCACTAATCCAATAAGTACTAGGGTCGGCAGCATTAACTCGACTTAGATAGACATTCTTTACCCAAGCATCTTCCATGATACTTGGAGGGACTATATACCGTTTTGTCACACCTGAACCACCATCATGTATACATTCATAAAATCTCATCTTATATATATTTGGCGGTATACCTCTTGAATCAGGTTTACACTTAGCCGAGTCTGTCTCTCTAGCTGAATCAGTCGTACCAGTAGGATCTTTTCTATACTGTGGTAAATTATCCATTTCTACGAAAATAATTCTAGCGTAAATAGAATGTGGGAAATTACTGATCATATGTGCATGTATATGGAAAATATTTGTCGTCATAATAACAAGATCATTTCGATAATAAATTTGACCTTTCATACTTGATTCTGATTGATTTGTACCCATCGGTTGATTATTGATAATTCCAATAGCATGCGACAGCGCACAATCGGCAATCTGACTTTTATCTATCTTTGTATTACCTATATCATCGAAGACTATACAATTAATTCCATTATGATATCCTGATTGAAATTTATCCGTTTCATTCCACGGGTGTTTACAATCGCCAGTATATTTCTTGCCTGTTGCAGCCTCTAATGTGTTTAAAAGTTGATTCGTGAAAAATGTCTTGCCTATGCGCGATCCACCCCAGAAACAAAAACATGTTGGTTGTACTCTCAGAGCTGATCGACCCTCTAAAGTCTCAAGCTCATTTATTGCAGCTCCTAATTTTGTATAGTACGCTAGATAATTTATAGCAAATCCATGTGGGACATTCTTTGTGTGAATACACCTACCTAACTCGTTGTACAAACCTTTTGCATGTTGTAGACAGTCCGGTCCATTTTTGTATGTCTTAAGGGCTAAACCTAATTTAAGTTGTTCAACATCTACTATCACATCGCCTAACCTTTTACACAAATCTGACGGAAAAAGGAAATCTTTTAACGAATATCCGGAATACAATATCTCGAATGTTGTTAATAAGAATTCACAGATACCCAAAGCTGAATCTATCATGTCAAGCGGAGTTAAAACTCCTTTTATTAATGGTCGAAACTTGTCTAACATATAACTAAAATCAGTACTGCCAATCTTCATATCTTCAGGTTTCATACCAAAATAAAGACTCAGTAGTAAGCAATGTCTCAACATCTCCGATAGCGGCGAAGAATTAAAATGATTATTAAACATTCTTATATCATGTATGCACTCACGTGCATCTTCTATAATTCCTTCGCTTTTATACGCTTCTACAATGATAGGTTCCTCTGGCATCGTCGGATTATATTCAAGTCCAAAGATTCCAAATATTTTATTCATCAAATCTTTGTATCCAACTTCATGTTGCCACTTCGCTAACTTATCTTCCGTGATAAAGCCAACTACAAACTGTCCAACTGTATATGCTACACCCATGGTTGTCTTACACTCGCTAAGAGCGCCCAACAGCATAGCTATCTTCAGCATAATGTCTAAATACTTAACACTGTGCTTAACAGCTTCTCCAACTGTGGTGGTTGATGATCTTATATTATTCACCAACGCGGTATCGTCATCGCCAAATTTCTCAAGAACTTCAGCGAACCGCCTCCAACTATCATAGACGAAATTCTTCGTCGCCATAGTCATAGTACCTAATCCTTCAGGATTCATAGAACATTTCCTCTTACGATTCCTCTTCTTCTCCTTCAGATAGACTTTATTAGTAATTTTATCGATGCTCTTCTTGAAGGTATCATGAGCCAATTTCTTATTATGATCCATCCTCAATAATTGTTTGAATGCATAAAAATCATATGTAGTAATCTCTTCTTTCGCTTCGGGATAAAAAAGATCACGTGCACACAACAATTCTGGTATGGTCAACTTGCTTATAGCTTCTTTCATATCTTCATTGAACTTAACACCTTTTTCTAATAATTTATGATCATAACCGAGTAAATTCTCAGGTTCATAAATATCATATACGCTATCTGAATTCACACTGCTGACATATCCATAGTCATCAGTATTAGGGTAATATAAATCACCCAAAGATTCGATCATCATTAACTTTGAATGTAATTCTTCCGTATTATTACTCTTAGAAGATAAATACATTCTGATATCACATCTTTCAGCCGGATCGACTATAAATTTAGTCATGTGATTCACGAATCTGGGATGATATCTACCATATAGGTCAGGGAAGATATCATCTTCGGAGTCATAATCAGACTCCAAATTGCTTTCACTATAAACTAAACTATCATTAGTGAAAGTAGCCACACTATTTTGTGGCGTATCTGTATGATTTTGTAACGAGCTATCATCAGATGACTCCTCAGCATCTTGGAATTGAAAGTGTTCCAAGGCTTTGGTTATACAACCTAACCCACAACATTGTCCACAATGTCTACAAAGTGGACTAGAACGGACATGCGTTCTTAAACTAACAATATTTCCTCCACACTGGCCTGTCGCTCTACCAGCATCGTTCAAAGCACTAGCATTTCCGATATCCGACAAATTTGAATTTGACATGGTTAAAGGCGTGCTTGAACAAACCACCCGACTGTCTTCTACTAAACTTCACCTATGATCCAAAACGACACTTTCCAACAAAACTTATTAATTCGGCTCTAAACCGATCACCTCTATATTTCTATAGCCCGATGTACATAAATGCCTCGCGATGATAACTAATAAATCCTGCAAAGGTTCCGCGACTCAATATATAATAACCATACGTCATCTTTTCAATTATTTAATCCTTAACTACTAATTACACAGATGATTAAAACTTTGTCTAATTACCTTACGCTATGTAAGTTGTTGTTACCATTACCCTCACTATTGACTATTGAATAATGGACGTTACTCATCTTAAAACGTTATGTTTACATGTAGCGAACTACAAGCATAACTACTGTATAATTTTCGTTGCCGATCAATAATACGGTTGCGAACCCGCTAGAAGATACAAACTATGTAAGTATATCTCCTAATTATAAACGCACGTATGTTCGGTGTCCGTAGGCTGCTAACACCCCAAACAAATTACACTCCGACTCCCAGATATTACATGGGCCCCAATCGGATATTGGAGAAGAGTATAAACCACCTCTAACATATATTATATAGAATGTTGGCTTATTACACTATATTTTCACATAGACTTAGAGTGTATAGTTTCAGCAAAGTATTTGCCCATATCTGTTGATAACAAGTCACTATATACTACTATCTACTAACCACATCTTAAAGTACAAGATGGATGTATTCTTTTACGAGCTCATCAAGCTCGAAAATTTGCGTTTTCCTAGCTACAGATTCTGATCTTCCTGTCATATTACTGTCATTGTGATATTTTCATCATTAGAACTTGGAATGACTATCCACTAAGAACTTGTATGTGGTTGTGGAAAAATTAAGATATTCTCAACACCTTTCGGTATTGATACTATTTAACAGATAATTGTAAACCTTTCGGTTTAAACTATAAGTTAAATAAGATAAACTATCTCCGAGTTAGGCGCTTCCTAACACCTAATCATCTTGACCCCTTCCGG